CAGCCAATGAACGCAGGCGGAGATGTACGTCCTTCATCAATTCGTGGAAATGTATTAGGACTTGATCTATATGTAGACAAGAACTTCTCACAAACTGCATTTGATGATAACTCAGCTGTAATTATTGCACCAGAGGCATTTACTGTATATCGCTCACCACAGGCATTTATGTCTGTTAACGTAGTATCAAACCTACAAGTACAGGTAGCGATTTACGGCTTCATGGCAACAATCGCCAAGATGCCTAACGGAATCATCAAGTTCGCAGCAACACCTTAATCAAATCAATCAAGTAATCTCTGGGGTTTAGTAGCCCTAGCCCCAGAGAGCTATTAGCAAAGGAGTAGAGATGGCAGCCACATATGTAACTAAAACTGAATTGCGAGCGAATCTCGGAATTGGTTCTCTCTACTCTGATGCTACTGTAGAAGAAGTTTGTCAAACAGCAGAAGATTTATTAAAACAATATTTATGGTTTAATGATGCACCAATAGTGGCCGCAGGATTACAAGACAACGTTGCTACTTTAGTATTAGCAAACCCAGGCATATTTGTTAAAGGCCAAACTATTAGCGTAGAAGGCTGTGGCAGTATCTATGGTGGCCAGCATGTAATTACTGGCACAATACCTGGATCTAATATCCCAGTATCAATACAAAATACATTTTATAACTTTTTTTATAATTACTCATGGCCTAACGGCTATTCATTTATTCAATTTACAGAAGTACATGCAAACGACCCATTTCATAGAATCCTTCCGTATGGCAAAGCAAGTGGCCAAGATACTAAAGAAGATGATTATGCTGTGATCCCAGCAATTAGAGAAGCTGCAATGATACTAGCTGTCGATATATGGCAAGCTAGACAGGTATCTCAAACTGGGGGCGTAGGCATGGATGGGATAACTGCAAGTCCTTATCGGATGGGCTTCCAGCTCGTAAATCGTGTAAGAGGCCTCATCCAGCCTTACGCCGCACCATCATCATTGGTGGGATAATGCCAGCCGCAATAACGACATTACGTAGCACACTAGCCACAGATCTTACTAACGCTGGCGTTTGGTCAGTATTTGCTTTTCCGCCAAGTACTCTTCTCGCCAATGCAGTAGCGATCACCCCGGGCGATCCTTACATAGTACCAAGTAATAACGATCATGTAACAGTATTACCTTTAGCAAACTTTAGAATTTTAATCACTAAACCTGCGTTAGATAACCAGGGCAATTTGGCTGGTATGGAAGATTACATAGTAGCCGTAGTAACAAAGTTAGCAGCATCAGCCCTAACACTTAACATATCAAGCATTTCAGCTCCAGCAATCGTAAGCGCTCAAAGTGGCGATTTATTGGTGTCTGAAATTACAGTATCAATCCTAACGAGCTGGAGTTAAATTATGAGCAAAGAAGAAGATTTAGCCTTCTTAATAAAGACAGGCCAAATAAAAGAAGCACCAAAAGAAAAAGTACAACCTAAAAAGGAAGAGGAATAACAGTGGCAATATACTTAAACAATAACGTAGGCATTAAGCTAGCGACCAACGCTGCGCCTACTACACCATCTATTGATATTAGCGACCTAGTATCTAGCGCTGTTATCAATCAAATCGTAGACGAGCTAGAAATCACCAGCATGGGAGATCTTTCTCACCGCTATGTGGCTGGATTGCAATCAGGCACATTTACCATCGACTTCATGAACGACTGGGCAACATCTGAGGTAAGCCAGACCCTTAATGAGGCATTTGGCAAGACTCTAGCAGTATCAGTAATTACAGTTAAGGGAACTACAGTGTCAGCTGCTAACCCTACTTATCAGTTCTCAGTTCTAGTAAATAACTTAACACCAATTGGGTCAGCTGGAGTAGCCGAAATTGCTACATCTAGCATTACATTTACTGTAAACTCCGTAATCACAGTATCGCCATCAGTGGCGTTCTAATTAAGGAGTAACAATGGCAAAGCTTAAAATTACTAGGGCTAATGGTGAAGTCACAGAACACAAGATAACACCAGGAATTGAATATAGCTTTGAGTTGAAATGGGGCTCAGGTATTAGCAAGATTTTGCGTGAGCATGAACAGCAAACCCATATTTTTTGGTTAGCTTGGGAGTGCTTGCGCAAGTCTGGCGCACAAGTACCTGTATTTGGAGTTGAATTTATAGACAGCTTAGAAACTGTCGAGGTATTAGACGAAGAAAAAAAATAGTAAAGCGGGATTCTATAGTTTATGGCATAGCAGCATTAGCCGTAGAAACTGGGATACCGCCTAGCGAGTTTATTAACATGGACTCGGAAATGTATCGGGCTATTATTCAAGTGATAACCGATAGAGCCGAAAGGGTTAAGAATGCCAGCAGAAGTCGTAGGCGTTAAAGACGTTCTTAATGGGCTCAGTTTTATTAATGAAGATTTAAGGTTAAAAATTAGTAGGGCTATTGATCCATTAATGCGAGCAGTAGCTGAAAAGGCTAAAGGTTTTGTACCATCTAATAGTCAAGTATTATCTGGGTGGTCTAAACCATTATCTTCTACTATTGAACGACCATTTCCAAAATATGATGGCAGCGTAGTTAAATCTGGTATTGGATATAACCCAGGTAAAAATGTAGCTACTAAAAATGGTTGGCAAGTAAGCCAATACGTTTATAACGTAAGTAGGGCTGGATCTATTTATGAAACCGCAGGCCGATTAAACCCACAGGGTAGAGCGCCATTTACATTTAAGCATGAAGGTAGTGGTACTTATGTTAGAAAGTCTGCCAAGAGCCAAGCATTAGATTTTTATGATTCAAATAATCCATTTGCTAGCCAGCAATTTATAGGTGCCCTAGAGCCAGTAACAAAGCCTAAACGAGTACCTGGCGCACGTGGGGCAACAGGTCGAAAGATGCAAGGCCGCTTAATCTACAAGGCTTGGGCACAAGATAACAATAAAGTCTATGAAGCTATATTAAAAGCCGTAGATAAGACAGCTGTGGAATTTACACGCAAAACTGAAGTTAAGAAGGTGGCATAGTGGCCAATATATTTGTAGCAGCCTCGGCAACCTGGAATGGTAAGGCTCTTAAAAAGGCTAAGCAAGATGTAAACGTATTTGACAAGCAAGTCAAAAAATTAGGCGGCACACTGGCTGCAGCATTTTCAGTTAGAGCAATAACTAGATTTGGCAAAGAAGCAGTAAAAGCATTTGCAGCCGATGAAGCAGCCGCCAAATCTTTAGAGATTCAATTAAAAAATACAGGCTTTGCATTTAGTTCACCAGCCGTAGAACTTTATATCGCTAACCTACAGAAAACTACAGGCGTACTAGATGATGAATTACGCCCAGCCTTTCAACAATTATTAACTGTTACAGGATCTATTACCACTAGCCAAAATGCATTAAATACGGCTATGGATGTATCAGCCGCTACAGGCAAATCTTTAAGCCAGGTAACAACAGCGTTATCTCGGGCGTATGCGGGGAATACTACAGGCCTTAGCAGATTAGGTGCTGGCCTAGATAAAACCTTATTAAAGGCTGGCAATATGGACGATATTATGGCCGAACTTAATAAAAAGTTTTCAGGTCAAGCGCTAGCTAGATTAGACACTTATGCTGGCAAGATGAGTTTATTTGCTGCATCTGTAGCCAATGCAGAAGAAATTATAGGCAAAGGTTTATTAGATGCATTAACAGAACTAGGTGATGATAAAAGTATTGAAGGTCTAAGCAATAACATGGAAGACTTTGCTATAGCCACAAGCGAAGTAATCGTGGGTCTAGGTAGAGTAATTGGCAAACTAAAGGCAATAGGTAATATACCTGGCGTAGATGGTTCAATTTTAAGAAACCTACCATACATAGGCCCAGCCTTACGTGCTGCGGAAGCTTTAAGATCCACTGGCAAAAATTCAATAGATCGTGGCGGTCAAGAAAGAACGGCTGGCCGTGTACTGGCTGCACAAAGAAGACAAGAAATTAAAGCATCTCAGGATTTATTAAAATTAAAAAAGCAAGAAGTAGCCACATTAAAGGCTAAGAGTGCTATAGATGAACTATCTGCTAAGTTTGATGTAGAGCGTATTGGATTCCAAAAAGCGCTTAATGAAGCCACAGATGAAGAAACCAAATTACGCATTAGAGCACAGTTAGCCATTTTAGATAATAACGAAGCATTAGCCAAAAAGATATTAGAAGAAATGAAAGCGGCAGATGCAGCAAAGAAATTAGGAGAAGCGTTAGAGGCTAGCGCTGATAAATACGATAAAATGATAAGTGGTTTAATCGGACAATTTAGAGCGCTAGGTTTATCACTACAAGAATCTATGGCCTTAGCAGGTATGTCCGCTAGATACCAAGCCCAAGCTGATGCCTTTGCAGCTGGTAGAGGCCCAAGTGGGGCAGCGCCATTATCTACAGATCCATACGACATTTTAATTAGACAACTTGCGCCAGAATTAAATACTCAATACGGATTACCTGCACAAGAGGCCATCTCATTAGCCCACATGTCTGCAAGGTATCAAGCTCAGGCTGATGCAATTACTTTAAGAATAGATGCTTCTGGCGACAAGATGAGCCAAGCAATTGCTGAGAGTATTCAACAAGCGACTAGAAATGGTTATAGCACTTCTGGCGCTGGACAGTTGCCATAATGACAGTACCAGTAATCAATGCTGTAATTAATTTTAGTACTGGTCCAATTATTGCCCAAGCCATGATTTTAGATACAGGTGTATTAGGTACTAACGTTTTAGCGGATTCAGCATCTATAATTGTAGATGTATCTAATCAAATAAACAGTATTCAAACTAATCGAGGTCGTACCGCTCTTAGTGATCAATTTCAAACAGGATCTCTGACATTACGCATAGTAGATCAAAATGGTGATTTTAATCCACAGAATGTGTCAGGGCCATATTACAATTTATTAACGCCTATGAAAAAAGTGCAGATTACTGCTACTTATGGTGCTGTTACCTATCCTATATTTGCTGGATTTATTACAAGTTATGTTACTACTTATCCAGATGAATCAGAAGCAGATTTGGCCATGACTACGATACAGGCTGTAGATGCTTTTAGATTAGCCCAATTAGCACAGATAAGCACAGTGACTGGAGCCACTGCTGGTGATCTATCAGGTACTCGTATTAATGAGATATTAGATGAAATTAACTGGCCATTATCACAGCGAGATATTGATCCAGGCCTTACTACATTACAGGCAGATCCAGGTACTAACCGCACAGCATTACAGGCTTTACAAATTGCAACAGAATCCGAATATGGTGCTATATATGTTAGTGCAAATAATAATTTTGTATTTCAAGATCGAGGCGTAACCGCTGGATCTATTGCTGGCACACCCACAGTGTTTGCAGATGATGGATCTGGTATAGATTACTTTGATGCTACTTGGACACTTAATGACGTTTTAATATTTAATAAAGCTACAATCACTAGGGTAGGCGGATCTCCACAAGTTGCCTTAAATCAAGCATCAATAGATAAATACTTTTTACATAGTTATTTCTTAGATAATCTACTTATGCAATCAGATGCAGTAGCCTTAGATTATGCCCAAGCTTATGTGGCTAGTAGACAAGAAACCTCTATTAGATGTGATGCCATAGTTTTAGATCTATACACCGATAATTATAATTCAGGCATAGTGGCAGCTTTAGGTTTAGACTTTTTTGATCCAATTACAGTTAAGACCACCCAGCCTGGCGGATCTCTTTTAGAAAAGACTTTACAAATTTTTGGGGTAAGGATGAACATAACCCCGAATAGTTGGAAAACCACGTTCACGACATTAGAGCCAGTTATAGACGCTTTTATCCTAAATAATAGCATTTATGGCACTTTAGACTATAATGTCCTAAGTTACTAAGGAGTAGAGATGGCAGCAGGATTAGGTTTTAAGGATTTCACTACAGGTGAGGTATTAACCGCAGCTGATGTAGATGGCTATTTGATGCAAGGTGTGTGGGTATTTGCCAGCGCCACAGCTAGAGATGCAGCCGTTACATCACCACAAGAAGGTAACTTTGCTTATCTTAAAGATACAAACGTTACAACTTATTACACTGGAAGTGCTTGGGCTAATTTAGATACTACAGGCATGACTAACCCAATGACCACTACAGGAGATATGGTTTATTCTTCAAGTGGTTCTACACCTGCTCGCCTTGGAATTGGCAGCACTGGAAATATTCTTACAGTTGCTGGTGGTGTGCCAACTTGGGCTGCTCCAGGTGGCGGTAATTTTAGTTACGATTTAATTAACACAGGTGGTACAGCATTAACAGGTGCTGATACCATAACAGTTTCAGGTATATCAGGTAAAAACTTTTTAGCGATATGCGTTGATGCTGCTTCGACTGTAAATACTTCATCAACAATTAGTTTGCGCTTTAATACTGATTCTACATCAAAATATGGTCAAGCAGGAACTTATATGAGAGATACAGATTCTATTAGAGGATTCGTTGTACCAATAAATGGAAACACTGCATTCGATGTAGGTCAAATGAACGCAAACGCAGCAAGTACTATAACTTCAAATATGACTTTCACAGGAACTGCTGGAACTGGCGCAAAATTGGGAACGATATTAACTTACGTTGCTCAAGCTGGTGGAAGTGGTATATTTGTTGCTCCAATAACAAATTGTATTTATACAGGTTCTTCTGCAATAAGTTCAGTTTCTTTAATTTCATTTTCTGGCAATTTTGATGCTGGAACTTTATACGTATACGGAGCATAATATGAAAATATTAGAAAAAATCTATGATGCAATTACAGGCGAAGAAACAATTATTGAAAGAGATGAAACTGCGGCTGAAACTAAATCAAGATTAGATAGTCAAAAAAAGGCCGAAGCACATCAAGCAGAGGCAGAGGTAGAGGCAGAGGCAAAAGCCCAAGCTCAAGCTAAATTAGCCGCACTTGGTTTAACTAGCGAAGATCTTAAAGCTCTAGGTTTATAGTTAAGTTAATGAAGCCTTGGCTTTGTGCAGCTGGTGTCCAGTTAAGAGATCAAATTGATACCTGGTTTCCAGATCGCAGCACTGCAAGTCCAGAAGGGTGGCTGGGCGATAGTCGTCATTCCTCCAGAAAATCGGATCATAATCCAGACAAATCTGGGGTCGTCAGAGCAATTGATATTAATGCTAGGTTACAGTCATCCGACAGCCTCGCACCTTATCTGGCTGACCAGATCAGAATCGCAGCCAAATCGGATCCACGCATATCATACGTCATCTATAACGGGCGGATATGCTCGAAAATATTAAACTGGAAATGGCGCAAGTACAAAGGT